CCGAGGCAACAGTCCCATCAATACCTTTCGAGCCGATACGATGGTAAAGTGATCCGTTTTTTGTTGTCCGATAAAAAACTACATGAACACCGGTTGCGTCAGAATCAGACCGCCCCGTTGTTTTTCGGGTAAACTGCGGAACGTAAACCTGTAAAACCACGGACTGAGATGTTGCGCTTATTTCAGCCTTCACTGAGTCAGAAGGTGCTGAGCGGTGAAGGTTTCCCATCTCGTCGTACCATTCATAAACGGCCCGATACCTGTAAATCCCAAGACGATCTGTCCATGACCCGCCAGCACCCGCAGGATTCTGAACCCCTGGAGTCGTACTGTCAAAAACAGGAAAGTTAAAAAACCCACTTTCAGCAACAGTATTTCCATCATAGTGGTGAAGATACCCGCCTGTAATCAAAAGACCGTTAGGCGTTTCTAGGGATTTAAAAGTGCGGTCAGGAGTAAAATCGACCGACACAAGTGAGACGCTGTGAATTTCTTCAGTTACATCCTGGCTTGTCGAGTTAGAGATTCCCTTAAGTGTCGTAAATCTGTTTGCACCAAAAGAAAACGTGGCGCCGGATGTGTTTGTTACTCTCGAAAGACTTCTGAATAAATGCAGGCTTGTTTCAAGTCCAGATTGGTGGTCGGAAGTAAAGTTTACGGGCTGCTCCCCTGTTGGGCCTGCCCCGATTGGTGTCCATTCTTCAGTGGTTGAACCGGTCGGCGGAGCCTTAAGGGTAAACAGGTTGCCACTTAAAGAGTTACGCTTGCCGCAAGTGAATGAAGCGCAAATGTACCGCTCGCCGTCATAAGTAAACGACTCTGAGACTAAGCTGCAATTGTAGCCAATATACTTAACGCGTGCGAGGCTTGACTGGTTTCCTGATCGGTCCATTTCAAACGAGATGCAAACGTGGTCACTTGGCCGAAAGCTGGTTTTTGAACCATTGGCTGCGGGGTACTTTGCGTACTCAAGTGCGACACGAATAAGGCTATCAGACTCTCGCCAGGCGGTACTACGCAAAGCAACCCCTGCCGTGTTTGCGACCATATTTGCATCGACTGTTAAGTCGTGGCCAAGAAGCTTAAATTCAATTTTTGCACCGCTATTATCATAAGTGCTCGTAATCAAAAGCTGACCGGTCGTAGCCCCTCCCATATCATCCGTTTCATTTAGAGCTGTTATGTTTACTGAGCCAGTGACCGCGCTCGTAGATGTTGCGTCTGGAACAGCTTCATGGCCGCTTCCTGTTCCACCGGTTCCCGAGTAAGTAGTTGTCCCCGTGCTGCCTGTTACCGCCACAAGCGTAACCGTGGCCGATGCCGAGGCATTGGTAAAATACCCTACCCGAATATCCCCGTCATTGCCCCCTGCGGTAGAAACAAGACCGGCAACAACAATGCAACCCGCAGTGTTTTTTCCAGATGTATGGCTTGCTACCGTTGCATTACCTGCCGAAGTAGCTACATCGCAGTCCCAAACGGGTTTAGGGGCAGAAATAGAGAAACCCAAGGATGCTGGGCTAGAAAATGCAAGTGTAGCACCGGTTCCAACCGGGGTAGGGATAGATATTCCAGAATAAAGTAAGCTTCCCCCAGTATCCAGATAAATCACAAAAGCTTTTGAACCAAGAACACACACATGAGGATCAGGGGTATCGTAAAGACCGTCTGCTGAAGAACTCGTAGCCACGACAGAATAAGAATCAAGCTCCTCGCGGTGAAGGAGTTTGCTTGTTACCGCGTCTCTTACTTCGGCAATTACAAAGTAAGTTGCTGGGTTGTCGGCTAGTACCTGGGTGTAGGCGGTAACAGCAAAAGCGGGAATAGCGCTGTTAAAGATGTAGCCAACTTTTGCAGGTCCGTGCTTATAAACACCGTCTCGATTTAGGAACTCGTTTTTTTGTTCGCAAGGAATAAGTGCGCCTGCGTCATAATACCGCTCAGAGGCCCCTGTTGTAGTTCTGGCCCAAAGCCGTTTTTGGCCTGACACAAGCATGGTGTCGCTAAGGGAAGTGCCAAAGTTTGAATTTGAGACAGTTGTCCCATAAGAGGAATCGCTGAAAGCAACCCCATTATCTTCTTTTCTAAACCCGCCCCGTTTAATTAACTGGCCTGCTTTATCGAAAGACACGTTTTCAGCCTGCGTAAGCTCCCCGATAGGCACCACGCCATCACCAAGCTTTTCATTTAAGCCTTTTGCAAAAGGCATTGTGACAACTTGCTTCTTCAATGGCATTAGAACACCCACAGGTCTGATTTAGCGGTTACTGCTTTTTCTACCACGAAATGAAAGAGCAAAACAGAAGTTGATGCAGGGTCGGTTTTAGTCGAGCCAGTCAGGGTAAACACCTTAATTACGCCATCGGTAGCAACGGACTCTACCGCCACTTGGCCTCGAATGTCGTCGGTGGTGTTGCTAATAATTGATATCTCACCAAACCGAAAATAATCGTAAGTCTCCGCACCAAAGTAAACATCACCAAGAGTTATTGTGTAGGTGCCAGTCGCAGACTTGGCAATTGATTTTACGCCATCACTGGCACCGTTAGATGTTACAAGCGTAGGGTCGCCGCTTCCGTCGATTGTGGCTCTTCCATAAATACGAACAAGGTCGGCCTCGTCAGATACCCGCAAGGCAATAAACTCGGTTTTGTTTGAAGACGAGCTTTCGTCGATGTACAGCGTATGGCCGTGCATCGGTTTAACCGGTATGAAGCCTCGGTACTCTCTCCCAAGGTTATGTTTGATAAGGGTGGTTGTGCTGGCAATTTCCTGGTCTTTAAGAAGCTTCCCCTCTAAGAGCTCAACACCCTGGATAGACCGAAGCGCTTCAGAAGTGCCAACGTCCTTCTGTTCTCTACTGAAGCCTGTCTTAAGCGCTTGAACTGCTGGTGATAGTCGAGAGGCCATCGCTTACCCCCCTCAAATACCGTTAGTCCCAAAATGGTATGGGCTCCCAACAGAAACATCTGTCACTGAGTAAGAGTCACCTGCATTGCGTTTTCCGGCAACACTTTCGATTCTTTGCTTAAGCATTTCCTTGCGAGCCATGTGCATTTGCACGTCCGACTCTTCTTTCATTAAGCAGGAGATTGCGGCAGTTAAGCAAATGTACTCTTCAAATCCGGGGATAATCGAAGTAAATTGTGAAGTATCGCTGTCGTTTATTTGCGCTGCAACAGGAATATAATGCAAAACCGCTGTGCCTGAGCCATTCGAGGGGATAAATTTTATCTTAGACCCTTGAATGTGGTACTGCGTCTCAGCATAAAGCCGGTCACCAGAGTAAAGAACAGCCTTATGCCTGTTTCGCTCCTGGAAAGAGTAGTTCCTTAAACTGTAAGTGCTGCCGCCCACAGTTAAATCCACGCCAAGCGCTTTGTAGAAGTCACCTGGCAATGAATGTGTGTCGGTAGATGCTAAGTTTAAGTCTGAAGTCGATTCAATGTAGTAATCCTCGTATTTTTCAATCACGAGGTCGTAGAGCTCAGCATAAGCCGAGTTGATATAATCCCTAATCTCTGCGTCGCTAACAAAAGTAGAGTTTTCCATATCCGCCATTCGACGGGCACGGCTCCTTAAGGTTGCCTCTGTAAATGTAGCCACAGCTTCCCCCTAAAAAGAAGGGGGCCGAAGCCCCCCTCCAAACTCAATCTTTTGACTGATTAGAGTAAATATCAAAAAACTCGCCAAGTGCTTGGCCAAGTTCTTCTGAGTCTTCACCCTTGAAAGCCGAATGGACCTTCTTTGATGCCTCTTTCATGGCGGCTTTGGAGCCATCATCGCCTTTTGGCTCTGAAAACTTCTTCTTCGCCTTTTCTAAGACAAGAACTGATAATCCATTAGCTGCCATATCAAGTCACGCTGCTGTTCTTGAGCAGAATAAAGAATGAAAACTCATCCCCATCTGCGAATGCCTGCGCGTTACCATCATCATCAGTAAACTTGAACCGCACCGATGGCGTGGCTCCGCTTACATCATGTGAAACAACATAGGCAAAACACTCATCCGGGGCAGAAGCGGTGACGGTCGCATTTGCGTACATGAGACTGGTGTATTTATCATCAAGATAAATCCAATAGTCTCCATTTCCCGCCTTTGTCG